CGATCCTAAGAGATTACGAGCTACGGTTGGAACGGTGGTGGTTGCGACGGCGGTCGTGGCCACATGTTCCGCCCCTTGTGCTCTCATGGCGGTGGGCACGTGTACGGCCTGGTGGGTGGGTAATGTTGGCACCCTTTCAAGGCCTGCGCGCCCTTACCAAGAGCGTTGGCAAGTTAGGTTGCCTTCTGGGTATTCTTGTGTAACAGGCATTGCCTCTTTGTCGGCTCTGCCTATTCTCGCCGCTGAACTTAAAGTAGTGCGGGCCATCGCAACTGGCCCCATTGTCGGCACATTGTTATCTCATGTGCCCTCTGTTCCGCGTGCGATCGTTCAGCCCCTTTCACAGCTCTTCCCTTATCTACCGTCATTATCGGTTTCCCTAACTGATTATGCGGTTGCTTTCGGAGTTACTGCTCTCACTTTCGTTGTAAAGCGAGAAGAGGCTGATCTACCTGGTCACGTTGCTGAGCGTGTAGAACACGATTTAGAGGAAATCCTTAATGAGGATGACTTCCTCGAGCTTGACCGTGACCTTGCTCACTTTGCTGTACAGCTGGCTCCTCCTACTACAGTTGCTGCCTATAGCAACTTTACGGATTCGATACAGCAATTTATTTCTCGGAGACACGTGCAAGTACCGGGTCAGCCCGCCCCACTGGATGTATGGACAGACCATGACCAGTTGGAGCAGAAACGTCGTGCCTATCTTTTGGCCACGCGTTTCAATGATGTGGCTGCCGTCAACGGCATCTTGTATAGTGATCCGGTGACGCGTAGAGCCATCGTCAGTCAGAACGAACTCTACAATATGCGTCACGATGGGGTACCATTGGTTCCCCGTAATTAGGTAAGCCCTGTCGCTTTGTCGACGGTTTGCGTACACCACACCCTTGTACCCCCTTTGGGTGTGGGATCTGAGATTGTGGACTGCTCCGATGCCATACTCGATCTCGATCGTGCGACACCGTCAGGGCTTTGTCGAACCAAGCAGTATGTACGACTGGCTTGGGTAGTCGTGGGCGATGGCAAAGATGAGTCATTATACGTGCATAGCAGTTGCCCGGGTAATGAATACTATGCCTTGCGATCGCGTGTCTTGGAGGACACGATCCGGCCCACGCCAGGTGGCATGCTCGCACTTCATCACGCTAGGCTACGCCTCGAGCTCTTTTCGCGCCGGGTAAACCGGCTCCCCTTAACATGGGTGGAGCGGTACTCTGGTGCCAAGAGGGCGAGGTATCAGCGCGCGATAGTGCGTGTTTTGCAGGGTAAAGTCACACAACGTGCTGCACGACTCACTGGCTTCGTTAAGTGGGATCATGCGCCGTTTCTTCCAAATAAGCCACATGCTGCTCCGAGGATGATACAGTATCGTTTTCCTGAGTATGTTGTGGAATTGGGGACCTACATTAAGGCCTTTGAGCACTTCGTCTACGAGTTGCGCGGAGATGATGTTGTCTTTCCAGCCATACCTTGCATTGGCAAGGGTAGATCCCTAGCACAGCGCTGTGCCCTAGCGCGTGCACATTGGAAGCGTCTGGTGGACCCTGTTTGCATGTCGCTTGATGCCAGCAAATTTGACAAGCACGTCTGCATTATGCTGTTGGAGTTGGAGCATCGATATTATCGCTC